AGTATGAATCAGGGCCGCGTCCAACCGATGACATTCCAACGTTAGTGCAGCACGCAGTAAGCAGCCTGGTCGACATGCAATACGCACAAGCGCCTGGTTATGGCACTCGCCTCGAAGGCGCGGTCAAGCAATTGCTGTATGCCTATCGACCCGGAATTACGCTCCAGAAATGCAAGCATGACGTGGACAAAGAAGATCCTTCTATACGCTACCTCTATCTGGAGTCAAGTGAATACACCGGCTCTTTTACAATCAATTACCCAGTGGTAACCCATAACTAACACCACGGTCAATACCCTGCAATATAGCCACGGCTATGGCCTGTCGCGTTTTCATCAAGACTATGCGCTAGACAACTTGCATGAGAACCTGAGTACCTACAATGGCGTGGTCGATTAAAAAGGATGAAGAAACACCATGACGGATGTCGGCACTTACGCGGTTAATTTCAGAACAACCCTCCCCGAACCTGCTAACGCCGCCCAGATTCGAGCACAGATTCTGTGCGTGATGCAAGACGTCATCCGGACCGCCTGGAAAGAGACCGACCTGACGGACCCACAGCGGGCAGGATACCTGCAAAACATGCTCCAGTACCAGCTGACCAATACCTTCTTGGACATGAGTCATCCGGCTCGGGCTACCGCCTCGGTAAGTCTGGATCTTAAACCCTTGCGTCCCGTGTACCACATAAAGGCCACCGCCTTTGGGGTGGATGCTTACGCCAGGATTTTTTAAGGGGATTAATTATGGGATTCGATGTTTGGCCGGTACTAGGCCGTCGTAAAGATGCTTCAAAACGTAAGGCCATCGAAGATCCGAAACTGCTGACGCAACTTGCGCCCAATGAACTGGAGTTCATGGCGGTCACCTACGCCAAGCACCTATGGCCAGAGTCGGTGCAGATACAGCGCAGTTATGCACTGTTTTCATTGCTGTCCGATCCGACCAAAGAACTATGGCCCTATCGCCTATGGCAATGTAAACCACTCGAGGCCTGCAGCGCGGCAAAAGCGTACGCTGAGACGTTCATTGAAAACATGGACAAGGGTACCGCTACCTACCTTGATACAAAGACTGAGCTTTTATTCAGTGAACGGTATAATGACGGGCAATATGATAATACCCTGTACACGATCGACCAACTGCTAAACGTCAATTATGACGAGCTGGCCATGGTTGACAAGTACTGGAATGATGATTTCAAGCCTCATCCAGAGGGTCTTACCTATCGGGATATGATCGATAAGAGCCGTGAGGGGTGGAATGGCGATTATTTCGAATTCATGAAGAAAGCCAAAGCTGATGGATGGGAATTTGTGTTACTTAATTACTGGGGGTAGTCATCATGAGCCACAGTGAGCATTTCAGTGTGGGCGCCATGCCGAGCGATAACCCACCCAGAACACTGCGCAATGCCATTCATGCGCTCTACCCACACAACCACCTGGTTCAGGTAGGGGCGGTGATTGAGCCGTCCGAGCTTATGACCATCATGAGCAAGCGCTACCCGCGCATCAGGTGGGTGGAGATGAACGGGGAGTGGATCAAACTGCCCCGCATCATGTTTATCCGCGACGGGGTCAATACCTGTGAGTTTGAAGCCCAGGGCTTTGTCAACACCTTTACCGTGACCTTTAATGAAAAGCTCAGGGTGATCCAGGCTGATTTGCGTTCGTTTGACCCGACGTTCAAACGCTACCCGTCGGTGCCTACTGTGAATTATCACCTTGAATACCAAGTAACAAGCTGGGGCCTTACAAAGCCTTATCGCTTTCCAGAAGGATGGCTTGATTAAACAATTACTGGCTAGGTGATCCTATGTTTAATATCGCTTCTGCCACGACACTCTTGGACGCTTGAGTGTAGGGTACCGGTGGATGTTAAGCTTTCCGCTGATTTACGACTTCACGGTAGGCCTGTGGGAAGGCCAGCTGTTAAGTTTGTTAAAACGTAGCCCGTGGCGATCAGACGGATGACAGTGCCGACTCCTAACGGTGCGAACGGGAGCCACTTTATGGGGGTCGCTTGAAGCGGGGCAGGTGCAGGTCCGAGTAGAAACGGACCCTCCCACTCCTATCGCTGTGCACGGCGGTACTACAGACACTGACTTCACGAACCTAAGTAACCCTCGTAAGGTGAAACCCTGGGATAGGCAGCACGGAAGGCTGGAAAAAGCCTGTGGGTCAAGGGACGTCTGTACGTTTAACTAATCATAAGCCTCCCCGCATTGGGGAGGGCTTATGTCAGGAGAGTGTTATGGCTTTTCCCTGCTGTGACAACTGTTACACCATTTACCTTGACGAAGAAGGCGAACCTATTCCTGAGGTCTTTAAACGCATCTTTGGTGCCGGTGCATACATCGTCAAAGAACCCGCGCCCATGACCGATATGCTCAAATGGCATATTGAGCGAGGCCATCCGCATCCCATCTGGTCGTATGTGGTAATTAACGGCGAAAAGAAAAGTCGAGATGTGGCTTGCCTCTGTCCGTGTCATCAGCGCGGCTGCGTAATTATGCATTAAAGGTGGCCTCATGGTTCCGCAATACCCCAAGCTGCGTTCATTGGATCCAGCTAAAGACCGTCCGCGTACACGCGAAGAACAGCTGTATCGGCTGAGTCTGATTAAGGCCGCGCAGCTGCGACTGGAAGCCCACTGTAAAGAAAAAGGCATTCCCGTCCCCATCGCGGTGTGCTAGCGCCATGGGCCTCAACTATGGAGCGCTACGCACCCAACTGAAGGAACAGTTCCCCCATTTTAAGCGCAATGACGTGCGTCAGGCGTGTGCCTATATCACACAAGCCATAGACAGCTTCGGTCTTCCTGTAGTAGCCGTTGCTGTTCGTAACACCGGGTTCCAGGATGGAGCCAGAGGACCTTATCGGTATTTCGATGTCACGGTCGCAGGTGTAGGGGTGCAAGTCAAGATTACCCTTGCCCAGTGACCCCCTCCCCAGTAAGGGGAGGGCTTATGTCCATTTAAACCACTACAGGAGTTGTGCCATGGGTTGGCCTACGCGTGAATACATTAGCGTTGATGAATTAAAAGCCTTAGGAAAGGTGCTTTTGCCGTCGTACGTTATCGATGCAGATTGGGAACAGCCGCTGTATCACTTCACGCAGATACCAAAGGACTTGGTGCCCAGTACGTTGTCGGGCGTTATGAACTACTGCAATCACCGGCGTTTAACGGAGCAAGAAAAGGTGGATTGCATTTAATTTGAGATCTATATAGCCAAGGGGACAAAGCGGTAATAATGCCGCATTAAACCCGTTGTAATGCTTTGCGCTTAACCTAACTAAGGAGGGTTCGCGCCATGTTTGATATGATATTCAAGAAAGATGAGCGCGAATCCCTGCGCCAAGCCATCAACGCCCGTCGTCGGTTGCTGGAACAAGCCATGCGTAAGCACGGCATCAACAGCTCGCAAGCCCGCGAGTTCGATAAACAAATTGACGAGCTGGAAGCCCAGCTTCAGGCAGCCTAATATGCCCCGTGACGGCGTTGAAAATATCTACATCGGGACCTACTCCCGCCTTGAGGCGAGCGTGGTCTGTGAAAAGGAGTGTAACCGCTACCGGATCGTGGTGAACCACCCCGGTAGCGACACCTGCTTGCGTGAAGAAAACATCCCCAGCTTTATTGAAGCCTGGGACCGCATCAGCCACTGGACGCACCATTTCCTGGAATTGGAATGGGAACAGGCCTTTGGCAACGACTTTGAGAAATTCAGGAAGTAACTACCATGCTCAGGCAACGCGAAGTCACCAACGTCGAGCGCACCTATGCCCTGCCGGCTGATGACCATCGCGTGCTTAGGCATCGGGTGGAAGTCATGGTGGCCGTGCAAGGCAAAGACGTTCGAGTCGAGCTCTCTAAGGGCTACTACACCGAGCGCGATCAACAAACCCTGTACCGCATCACGCGGATCTACAAGGGCAAGATCCACCACCACTCCACCTTTGACCTGGCAGACGCCAAGCACTACTTCAACCATCAGCTCAACGTGTACCGCTTAACCGGGGCGCGTTTGTAAGGAGCCTGCCATGCCCACCTTCCCCTATCAGATCCTAGGGGTGTTCAACCCCCGGGTTCGCTACCCCAAGCTACAAGGTCCCTCGGTTCCGGTCGCCAAGGTTGAAGGGGTGTATCGAAATCGTAAGGTCAGCGTGGAGTTGGTGAAAGGCCCTGCTGCGCACGACGCTAACCAGCTGATTTACTTTCTGACCTACTACGACGGTCGTGGTAAAGGCACGCTACTGACGGCCCATGAAAAAGAAGCCACGAGTCGGTACAACCAACTGCTTGATAACATGCAGTTAGAAGGAACGCGCCTGTGACCACATTCAAAACCCATCTGTACATCCCTGACCCGACTGAAGCTGAGCAGCAGCAACTTCTCATTATCCAGGACCCCATTGAGCGGGCCCTGGCTTATGCCCCCGCTCAAGGCACGGATGAACGGCTGATTTACAATGCTCACATCAACCAGTTTCTGTACACCGTGGCCAGCCGCACCCGACGCGAAGGCTGGGGTCGCCGACAGTTGAAAATTTTCATCATGCCCATGTACCTCAGTCCGACCTTTGAGGAGCAGTTTCATGACTTCCTCGATGGCCGCGACATTCCCCGCATTTACCCGGAGTAAGACCATGCCCCTACCTGGACAAGTTGCTCGCACTGACGACCAAGAACTCGCTGAGAATCCCTGTGAAGGGTTCAACAACGAGCCCTGCGGGAAACCCTCGGTGTACAAGATAGTCGGGGAGGTG